TTGATATGATTCAAAAAGGTAGTTCAGCTCATAGTGCAACTGTTACATTAAGTGGTAGTTATGGTACAGATTTAGATTTACTACAAGAAGGTAATACGGCACAATCTTATACATTATCACAATCATGTCAAACAGTTGGTGGATGTTCAGTATCGGTGACACAACAATGATAAAGAAAATATTTACACATTGGACATTTGCCTTTGTCACATTGTTCTTTATCACGTATCTAGGATATACGAATCCACAAATCAAAGAAATTTTAAAACTTAAATCATTCGATTTATTATTTCAGTCTGAAGAACAAACCATATCACCAAATATTGGTATTGTAACTATCGATGAAGCATCAATAGAGAAATACGGACAATGGCCTTGGAAACGAGATGTACTTGCAGACTTAATTGTTAAGTTAAGACAATCTGGTGTCGGTGTGATTATGATGCCAATATTATTTTCAGAACCAGATCGTTTAGGTGGTGATGAAATATTTTCACAAACACTACAAGGTAATTTTGTAGTCATTGCACAAGTTGGTACCACACAGACAAATAAGAATACAGTACCAAGAGGTATTGCAAAAATAGGTGACCCATTACCTTGGTTGTTTCAATGGCCTGGAATGTTAGGACCAATACCTGAATTACATATTGCTGACGGAGTTGGTGTGATCAATACGGCACCAGAGATTGATGGTGTCACAAGACGAGTGCCATTGATTATGAGAATAGGTGAAGAAACATACCCTGCCATGGCTATCGAAGTGATTCGTGTCGCAACAGGACAACCGAGTTATCAAATCAAAGCAGGACCTACTGGTGTTCAGGCAATGAGAGTGCCTGGTTTCTCACCAATAAAGACAGATTCAAACGCAAGAATTTGGTTGCGTTGGAACAAAAAATATGATACAATATCTGCCAGTTCAGACGACTTTTCACAGTTTGCAGGTCGTACTATTATTGTTGGAATGACTGCCGAAGGACTTGGTGGAATCATTGCAACCCCTATCGGAGAACAGTATGATTATATGTTATCCGCATCAACATTAGACACAGTATTGAGTGGAGAATCCGTTCAAAGACACGATTTAAGTGCGTTTTTAGAGTTGCTGGGTGCGTTTCTAATAGGTGCGAGTGTGATTGTACTAGTAAGATTTAGTCCGTACTGGTTCATCGCAATTAAGATATTATCACTATATGGTGCATCTGTCTATACTTCATATTATTTCTTTAGTAATAAATTATTACTTGTAGATGTCACTTGGATAATTATCACATTAACGATTATCACCATGCACAGTGTGTTCAATCGTTTCATACAAGAGTTCTTTGAGAAACAGAAAATCAAAAAACAGTTTGCAGGATATGCTTCTCCAACAGTTGTTAAAATGTTACAAGAGAATCCAAGTCTAATCAAAGATGGTACAAAAAGAGAAATCTCAATTTGTTTTTCCGACTTACGTGGTTTCACTCCATTAGGTGAATCATTTGGTGATGATGTCAAAGGTTTAACAAAATTAATGAATGGGTATATGGATGCGATTACACAACCTGTCTTAGATGCAGACGGCATGATTATCAAATATATTGGTGATGCATCGATGCACGTACACAATGCACCGAATGATGATCCCGAACATCCTAAGAGTGCAGTTCGTACAGGACTGAATATGTTAAAGTCCGTAGAAAAGTTTAATGAAATTATTACATCAGAGGGTCGACCTCCTATCGGTATGGGTGCAGGTATTAATACAGGTTTAGGTTATCTTGGTGAAATGGGTTCAACAAAACGACATTCGTATGATGTGTTAGGTGATGCGGTATCAACAGCCGCAAGAATAGAATCAAAGTGTAAAGAATATGGTTGTCTATTGTTAGTGGGTGAAACTACTTACGATGCAACATCAAATGATTTCTTTTATTTAAAAGTGGATGAATTAGCAGTGAAAGGTAAAAGTGTGGGTATTCGAATCTACACTGTATTAGATGATGTCAAAGATGATTGGTATAAGGCACAAAAAGAACATAATAAAATGCACGACCATTATCGTAATCAAAAGTTTGATGACGCAATTAAACTATGCAATAAATTAATGACAGAATTTGATAAAAAGATGATAAATTATTATGAGATGTGGATTGAACGATGCGAATATATGAAGACACAGAAATTACCAAAAGATTGGAATGGTGTGTTCATCGCAACAACAAAATAGTATAAATACTTTTAGGTCTACATTACGGAAAGGTTTATATGTTTATACCTTATCGCCTACCTGATAATCCCATTCGAGGATTGTTTTCAATTATTTCACATACATTACAGGAGTTAATCATGCCCACAAGACAAGTACATCTATTGACTATGACTTTAAATAAAGACAAACGTTTGACTAGACAACAAAAACTCAATAAAAGAATGAAGAATGCTTTTATGATGGTGGCACGAAAACCTGTATTGAGGACTGTTAATTTTTAGAAAGGTTTGGGCGATCTTCGGGTCGCCCCTTTAATTGATTGTTTTATCACCAACTACTGTTTTTCCGTTTGGAGTAACACTTGGTGCTATGATGATAGAGTTAGAATTACTCATTGCAGTGGTGTTTCCACCTATGTTGACAAATGAACCTTGACCTGCATTACTAATTGCCATTTCTAAATCTTTTGCTAAGTCTGTACCATTACCCATTTGTATAAATGCATTTTTCAAATCAACATCAGCAGATTCTATAATTGCATCATCAGCTTGCAGACTTGTATTAACCAATGGTATTTCTCCTTTAATTTCTTGTGCAATAAGATCCTGAAGACGACCAGCACCAACATCATCAATAATATCTTGAATTGATACACCTAATCCCATAGAACCAGCAACTAATGATAGTTCTTCCAAATCACCTTCAGCATCTCTTAATTGTTTTTTGAGTGCTTTCATTGCCATAGAACTTTCTTCAAAATCAGAAGTTGCTATTTCTTCTTTTTTTTCTTTTATTGTTTGTTGTATGTCAGCAATTTGTGATAAAATATCTAAATTATATGCTTTACCCACATCAACATCTAAACCTTCTGCTAGTTTAGCTAATTTACTTTGAAATAATAATATTTCTTCCGTACTAGCTGTTATTTGATCTTCAACTGCAAGAACTGTTAGATTTTGTAAAGTTGTTAATAAATTTCTTGCCTTCACTTTATCTTCTAATATTATTTTTAAATTCTCATCTGATATTTTCATTAAAGAATCTGCCGCATCAGACATGGTTTGTGCAGTATCAACAGACAATTTACCTTGTTCTCTAAATTCTTCAACACCCTCAACAGTTGCTTGTCTAAATGCTCCTGTTTCAGATGTTTCTTGTCCAAAACTGAACCCTAGTCTTTCCCCTAACTTTGTTTCACTTTTAGCAAATTGTTCACCTAAATCTTTATCAATTGCTTCACTGATCTTTTTTGCTTGATCTAGTGTTTTGTCCTGATACTCATCTATTTTATTAGCAAGAAATCTAGCACCAACACCCATTGCAATTCCAATACCTGCCGCCACTAAAACAGGAGTTGATAATAGAGCAGCACCTAATCGAGTTCCTGCACCAGGTTTGATACCTTTTTCTCCAGCTGCTGTTAATAATGTTTTAATTTTAGACTGTGCAAAATAGGCTGCACCTGCAGTGCCTAATGTTGCTGATGCGAAATCATAAGTTGAAAGTTCATCTGATTTACCAGATAGAAAATCAACCATACCACCAAGTCCTGTGATGGCAATACCAGCAAGAGCACCAGGTAATCCACCAAATGCTGATCCGATTGCAGCCGCAGGAATACCTTTTGATAAACCATCTTTCAAAAATTCATCATCAACATTATCTGCTAAATAGTTTCCTACGAGTAATCCTATACCACCTAATAGACCACCTTTAAGAAGACCTTTTCCAAAAGCAAGTCCAAATGAAGCTAATCCAGCGGTAGTTAGTCCACCTGTTAGACCGGCAAGAATACCTGCAGATGCTATTTCACCTGTTTTTTCACCATCAACTTCACCATCAACAGATGATTTAACTGTTTGAGGTTCTTCACCTGACGCTAGTTGTTCTCTTTTTTCTCTTTTATCTTGTGTTTGTTCATAAAGTAAAGTATCTTTTATTGCTTTAGTGATATCATCAAAACCCATTATGTTATATTCTTGTAAATTTCTTAGTTCATCATCTATCTTTGTTATTTGTTCCTCTTCATCAAATACTTCTCTTTTTTTAGCTAGTCTTCTATCACTTAATATTTCTGGTAATGCACCTGCTATGTTTTCGGAAACACTATCTGGTTTTGCAGTTTCATCTTTAAGTTCTTTTAATAATTGACCTATTGTTTTATTGTCCGAATTTAATGCGGACAGTTTTTCATTTGTGGTTCTCTGTTCTATCAGTAGTTCCTGAAATGTTTTACTATTGTCCGCCATTTAAATTACTTCTTCTTTCCTTTGATTGCATCAGCACCAAAGAATGCCGCTACTAACGCCGAAATTGCAATGAAATATGTAGGTGCAATATCACCAATAATGTTTGCCGCTTTATCTAATCCAAATAATGATGTTAAAAAGATACCGAATGGATACAATAACATTCCAAACAATGCAAACCATGTCATCTTTCTCATTGCATCTCTTTGAGCATCCTGATCTTCTAATTCTTTTCTACGAAACTCCATATACATTTCATGTTCTTTATCACTGACAACACCATCGCCATTTGTATCTGCCGGGTGATATCCTGCCTGTTTAATTTCTTCAGCCATTTCTTTTTTTACTCCTTTGTTTTACTTTTTCGTTCTCTTCCTCAATGTGTTGATTGAGAAGTGATACGTATATTTCCCTCTCCCACGGTAACATATTATTGACATCATCTAGTGACCACTTATGAATGTGCATAAGTGAAAAATTCAATCGATAGTGTCCCTCAAAATCGATATGAGAGAGGCATATTAAAAAAAACTACGAAGACCTTCCAATGTCACTTTTCCTTTTTTCTTTGTAACAGGATTAGTGAGTTTGACTTCGTGCTTAAGTCTTGGCATTGATGAAAAGAATTGTGTAATTTTTTCAAACTGTTCTTTTGTTAAATTTTCTAAAAACTCTACACGTTCTTTTTCATTAGTGTCAATATAATCATAAACATCATCACCATCATAAACTTGATCAATACATTCGGCAAACATTTTAATTAGATCATCTGCCTTAGGATTATCATAATCATTTTTGATAAACATTTCTAAAGTAGGATATCTCATAATCACACCTGCAGTATCTGTGAGTTCAATTTTATTTGTGTGATTTACATCTACTTCAACATTAATTTTTGTTAAGTCAACATTTGTTTCAACATATGTTTTCTTATCATCTGGTGATAATACTCTTATTTTTGCAATCTCACCTACTGACCTAGCACGTATATTTAAAAAAATATATTCTAAATCAAAAGATGGTAGTTTGTCAACATCTATTTTATTAAAAGTACAATTCTCTATAATAACTTGAACAGCTCTTGCGATGTCTGTTAATTTATTAGATTCAAGTGCTTGTAATAATATCTTTTCCTCTTTCACTAAAAAAGGACGAAACTTAATCCTTTCATCTGTTGAGGGTACATTCAATTCAAATGTTTGTTGATTTAAATTAGGTAACATTATATCTCCTCATGTTAAAATGTAAATGGTGGGAATACTTTCCCTCCAAATACTTTACCAATAGGTATAGAACGTTTCAATGTATTAAACGCATCTCTACCTGTTCTCTTTAATTCAGGTGGTAGGTTTTGTAAGAACGCAGGACCTTGATATCCTGGTTTGACTTCTCCAGATGAAAGACCACCGACTTTACCTGTACTGTCAATATCTAAATTGTAATTTAACCAATGTCTATATGTGAATGTAACATTGATTTTCACATACTGATTTTGATCACCATATGAATAAGTTATAGGATCAATTGTTATAGGATATGCTTCAAATAAACGAACACCATAAGTGACACTATCTCTATCATTCAATTCTTCAAATTGACCTAATTGAAATATATCTAATGGTGCAATATATTCATCATAATAATTCATGTTGTTTGTTGCATTGTCAAATATTAAACTTTGCCATGATTCAAAAAACTGTCTTATTCGTAAAAACTTATCACCAACAAATGTTGCCTGTATTGGTTGATATTCTACATTGATAGGATAATTAAATGAAGGTCCATATTGTCTATATGGTTCTGTTCTAAATGATCTTCCTGGCAATGCGATAGATTCACACATCAATCCTATTTCTCTACCAATCTCTTGATTTTGTTGATTGACTGCATTTGTAGATCCTTGTAATCTTCCTAGTTCAGTATTTGTTGTAGTTTGTTCTTGATTCTGAAATACACTTCTTAAATTAATTCCTTGAGGTGCATTAATACGAACTAAAAATCTAGTTGTACGAGCAACACCTTCTCCTTTTGAGATTGCCGATCTAAAACGATTAATTGTTGTTTCTGGATTTGATCTTTGTTTTAATCTAGGATCACCAGGTATATTGTCGTATTCTTTACCTCTTGGTAATCCTATTCTTAAATCGAAAGGACCGATTCTTTTACCACCTCTGAAAATTGCCATTATCCTAATTTCTTTCTATTTTTCATGTGTGCTTGTTCAACTAACTTTTTATTCTGTCCATAGTATTCAACAGCGTGTCCTACTTTGCACATGAGTTTATTAACACTAACACCATCACACCATATATCACCGAGTATTCTTCCAAACTTACCCTTTTCATCACCCTTATATGTTTTAATCACAATGTGTGATGCATCTTTTAAATGTTTCTTTAAAAACTCTTTTGACATTAATCCATATTTCTTTTCTGTTAAATCTCTTGTACGACTTTCTGGTGTATCAATACCAAATAGTCTAACTCTTTGTTTATATAAGATATCAAATCCCATATCTAATATAACATCAATTGTATCACCGTCAACAACTTTTAAAACTTTGTTAACACGATAACTATAATCTGTTGGGTCACCTAGTTTATTCATTAACTTACCATCCTTCTACTATCAGACCAAACTCTTGATGTAGATGCTTTCTTAAATTGTTGTACGGGTAGTAAACAAGCAGGTAAGAAATCTTCTTCTTCAATTCGTAAAAAACCAGATCGTACATGATTATTTAAATAATGTTTTATAGTTGGTTTGATCAAATTAATTTTCTTTAAACTGTTATAGTCTGCCGCTGATAAATTCTTACCATCAATTGCTTCTAACAACTGAACACGTAATGCAATCGGTAGATAGTGAAAGTTAATTCCTAGAAATCCACCCTTTGCAGAACCTATTGGCAGTATTAATGGGAAACGATCATAGTATGGTAGTATCGCTTTTGTTTTAGGATCATAGAAAAAGAAGTTCAGTTTACCTGTACTTGGTTGTCTTGCCAATGCACCTTGATTAATCAATCTACGAGAAGAAACTCTTGCACCTAAATCTTTAATCTTGTTACGATACCACTGAACTGATCTTTTACGATCACCTGCCGCTTTTCTTATATCATCGAGTATTTTACCCATACTACTATTTATATGGGCGTATGAAATCTTCCGTTAGTATTGTAAAGTCCATTCCTCTCTTAGATGACCACTCTCTTGCCGCTTTCCACTTCGCATCATTCTTAATATATTCTAATACTTCATTCTTCCATTTCTGTGTTTTGCGTTTAGGATTCTTTACAGGTGGTTTTGTGTACTTTTTTGGCTTGACTTCTACGATCAACTTGCGTATATTATTGTTCTTATCTTTGTATTTGATATAGAAATCTGGAAAATAACGATGGTACTTACCGTCTATGGGTGATTTGTATGGTACTATCATCTCCTCAGAACCCCATTCAAGTATTGCTGGATTGGTATCACAATACATCATAAATCGTCTTTCCCACGAACTTCGATAAATAACATTCGTTGGATCACCCTTATACTTGGTAAAGTTCTTTGGTCGATAACGACCTTTGTATGTTCTCCTAAAAGTCACATAAATACTTATATGTCAATTATATCTGATTTTATGGGAATACTAGCAGGAAATAAAAAACAAGTTGGAAGTCCAGACAAAGTAGTTCAAGGTTCAGCTTCTATACGACAAAAAGGATATGGTAATCAAACAGACGATGCATTTGGACATATGGAGTCCAACAAATATAATTTTGGAAGTTTAGTTTATCCCTCATCTTTAGAACAAGATCCTGGTCTTGGTCACTATATGTTATTCTATGCATATCGACCAAAACAATCATCATATACAAAAGGTGCACCTCCAGGAAGATATAGATCAAGTACAGAATTAGAAAATATAGGAACAAGTAAACAAAATGCTTTCAATCCAAATTTGTATAATGTTGATCCGTTCAATAACACCACAAGTTTAAAAAAACATTTGTCATATCAAAAGACAAGTGATGCAATTGCATTGTATATGCCAGCAGATTTAAAGTTTCAATATAATGCAAAATATCGACCAGTAGAAACAGCATTTGCTGGACAAGTGGCAAAGGGTGGATTTGGTGCTGCTGATGCTATTAGTGCTGATTCTTCTTTTGCAAATGTATTAGACACCGTAGGACAATTTGGTGGTGATGCGTTAAAGACGATTGTTGGTGAAAAATTAATAAGACAAGGTGGTGCAAAAATTGGTGATTTATTAGGTGGGGGTGATGTATTATCAGTTTTAAATTTAGCAAGAGGTAAGGCATTAAATCCCCATTTAGAAGCGATATTTGAAAATGTTGACTTTAGAACTTTCAATTATACTTTTAGATTCACACCTAGAAATGAAGAAGAAGTTAAGACAGTTGATGCGATTATACGAACATTTAAATTTCATATGTTACCTGAAAGAAGTTTAGACACAACAGGACAGTATCTTATTTTTCCTTCAGAGTTTGAAATACATTTCATGTATCAAGGTTCTGAAAATACTTGGTTGCCTTTTATATCTCATTGTGTATTAAACAGTGTTGATGTTGATTATGGTGGGGCACAATATCAAACATTTAGACCAATGAAAAAACCAGGAGGTGATGGTTCAGAAGCGCCACCACCCACAACAATTGTAATGACACTTTCATTTACTGAATCAGAGATTATGACAAAAGAGAAAGTAGTACAAGGATTCTAAAATGTATTTTAAAGAGTTTCCATTATATCAATACGACTTTGATGGTAAAGGTCAAAGTGCAAAACTTGTTACCGATGTTCTTAGACGAGTTTCTGTCAATGCAAAAGTAAAAGCAAATACACTAATATTTGATAAGTATGATATTAAAGATGGTGAAACACCAGAAATAGTTGCAGATAAGTATTATGGTAATCCTCAATATCATTGGGTTGTTGTATTAGTAAATGATATTACAGGATGGTTTGATTGGCCATTAGAAAGTGTCGCATATAGTAAATATCTAAAAGACAAATATGGTGATAACATAGATGATACGCATCACTATGAAATCAATCAAACATCAGGTGATACAACAATTAAATTAGAAGTTTCTAGTGACACCTCTGGCGCAATTGAAGTTACTAACAGAGAATATGAAGATCGATTACAAGATGAAAAAAGACAGATTCAGTTAATAGACAAAAGTTATTTAAGTTTTTTTGTAGAAGAATTTAAAAAAATTATTAAGAGATAATTATGGCAGATAGACGTGATGATAACGAACTTCAGTTCGCAGGACACTATCGTTTAGAGAGTATTCTAATTAAATCATTCAATGGTATTGAATTAGATTTCAAAGATTTAAATTTAGAATTAAATATTTACGAAAGTATTTTTGAAAATTCTATTTACGGAACAATTACTCTCAGAGATTCTGCGAATCACATACAAAATTTACCAATCGTAGGACAAGAAGAAATCAGTTTTGCTCTTTCTACACCAACGTTTAATGATGTCATTGATTTCAAAGAGTACAAAGGTAGAATATATAAAGTCACAGACAAGAATAGAACACTTGAAAGAGAACAAATATATACATTACATTTTGTGACAAAAGAAACATTACGCAACACAAGAACAAAACTCAAAAAATCATACACAGGAACAACATCAGAGATTGTATCAACAATATTAACAGATCCAAATGGCATCAACACACGAAAACCTGTGTTTGTAGAACCCACTAAATCTATTCACAAGATAGTTGCAACACATAATAGACCATTTGATTTAATTTCAATGTTGGCAAAACGTTCAGAAAGTAAAAATGACAAACATTCTTCTGGTTTTCTATTTTTTGAAAATCATCGAGGATACAACTTTCGTAGTTATGAATCATTGAGTTATGATTCGTTACAACCAAAAACACCGAAGTATCACTATTATGACAGAGTTTATCAGAGAAATGATAAAGGATTAACTGATATAGACGCAGATATGGCAACCATTAAAGAATATAAAATCATTGAATCAAACGATTTGCTTGCCAATACAGCGACAGGTATGTTAGCATCAACACACTATACGCATGATATACACACAAAGTCGTTTACAAAGACAGAATTTAATTATTTTGATCAATTTGAAAAAAAGTTTCATGTAGATGAATTTGAAGATTCAAAACAACAACTAGGACCTTTTTACAGTCAAACACCAGAAACAATCAACAATAAAACAGTCAGTGATCATCCTCAATCAAAGATATATGTTTCATCACGTGCAACAAAATTACATTCACAAAGTGCAAGTGATCCAAGAGAATATGATAATCGCAGTAATGTCTGGTTGCAATCAATGAGATCAAATAAAAATGCGTATGAAAATTGTAAATTAAGTTTACAAGTGACTGGTAATTGTGATATAGCTGCAGGAGATTTAATTTATGTGTCTTTACCAAGTTTAGAATCGCAATATGAAACATCACCAAACAAAAGAATTGATGAATTATATTCTGGTCGTTATATTGTTTCACATATTCGTCATATATTCAATAATGTTCGACACAGTATGATTATGGAATGTGTGAAAGATAATTTCTTTACTAGATTATCTGATTTAGATACACCATATGAATCATTAGAGAATCAGTTAGATAAACTTATTCAAATTAATAACGGAGAATTTAATGACGCATAGAAATCGATATCGTTGGATTCAAGGAGAACATCCATGTTCGTTCTGTGTGAAAATGTATAAATTGATAACATTTTTAGAGAATAAATATAAAAAACTGAAAAGGAATTGCTTATGAAAGAAAATCTGATAGATGTAATGCAAGGATTACTCTCAGAGGGTGTTTACGACCCGAGTATATTTAAAGCATTCTTCCTTGCTGGTGGGCCCGGCAGTGGTAAATCCTATGTTGTCAAAAGAACAACAGGTGGATTTGGCATGAAAACAATCAATCCTGATACTGCATTTGAAAAGATTCTGAAAGATCAAGGTCGAGAATTAGATATGCGAAAGATGGATCCTGAAGAACGAGATAAATTGCGCCTTCGTGCTAAAGATTTGACAAACAAACAAGAACGACTATACATGGCAGGTCGTTTAGGACTGATACTAGACGGTACAGGTAAAGATTATGGTAAAATAGATCGCATTAAAAAGAGTTTAGACACTATGGGATATGATTCATACATGATTTTTGTGAATACATCGTTAGAAGTTGCGTTAGAAAGAAATCGTGTTCGTGCCAGAAAACTACCAGAAGACATGGTCAAAAGTATGTGGACAGATGTACAACGCAACATTGGTAAATTTCAAGGTCTGTTCGGCGTATCGAATTTAGTCATTGTCGATAACAACAAACCCGATGAAGACATTATGGCAATGGCACAAAAGAGAATACGACAGTTAATCAAACAACCCATAAAGAATGGACGTGCAAAACAATGGATCGCAAGAGAATTAGAGAAACGCAAGCGATAATACCAAAGAATCCTCAACGAGGTATTGTGATTGCATGGGAAAATCTATCAAAAGTGTTGACAAATCCACTGAAATATGATATAATACAGAATGTCCAACAAACAAAATCCAATCGCTAGAGACCTACGAACCTCAAAGTATCGTAAAAGGGTCGTTCAGTCAAGGAAAAAGACACCGAAAAGAGAGTTTATGGAATTAGAACGTCAAATTGACGCAGAATGGCAAAAAGATAACAAAAGATTGAAATGGGAGTAATAAATTATGACAACAAAAGAATTAATTGACAATATAGTGACATGGATATACAATTACGCACAAAACAGTGGTATGAAATCATTAGTTGTAGGCATTTCAGGAGGTATTGATTCGTCTGTTGTTTCTACGTTATGTTGTAAGACCGGTCTACCGACTTATGCGATCTCCCTACCTCTACAAAATTCAAAGAATCATTCAGAATTATCACAGATTCATGGTCGTTTTTTACAAGCATTTTTTTCTAACGTTCATCATCTTACGATACCTCTCAGCACACCCTATGCCGGTTACAAAACAACGTTAGAATCTCATTCTATCACCGAACACGCTCTTGCCAATCTCAAATCACGTCTAAGAATGTGTACACTCTATGCGATTGCACAAAGTAAACAAGGATTAGTCGTGGGCACAGGCAATAAGATCGAAGACTTCGGTGTGGGATTCTATACAAAATACGGAGACGGTGGCGTTGATCTATCCCCTATCGCCGATCTC